ACTGCTCTGGAAAAGGCCACCAATGTGGAAAACGAAAACGCAGAGACCGGAAATCAGATTGACTCTCTGAAGCGGAACCTGAATGCACTGACCCTTCTTGCGCAGGGGAAAGTGGATGACGCCTATGTGGAGGATGGGTTCCTCTACATGACGGCAGATGGTGAGGTTGTAGTCGGTCCGCTTGGTCCGTTCTCCGGAACAGGAGGTGGCGGAGGTGGCGGATCCATCGGAAACAATGCCAAAATCACACTGGAGAACACATCCGGCTTCCTGTCCCGTACCATTGCACAGGGAGACAGCCTTCCAGTCAGCATCCGCTGGGCTTCGCTGGAGGATGAAATTCCGACTGGAAACGGCACGCTGAAGATCACGGTGGGGGGTATTACCAAGGCGATGATGGATATTCGCCAGGGCGAAGTAACAGTGGATATCGCCTCTTATATTTCAGCTGGCTCCTCTGTGGTGAAACTGAATGTATCTGACATATACGGAAACAGCCGGACTCTGAACTTTTCCGTTACCGTCGTGATTCTGACGCTGACATCTTCATTCGATGATTCTGTTGCGTATAACGGTCCCATATCATTTCCATACATCCCCACAGGCAGTATTCAGAAAACCATGCATTTCCTGCTGGACGGGCAGGAAATCGGTACGGCCGTCACATCCGTATCCGGTCGTCAGCAGTCCTATACCATTCCGCAGCAGAGTCATGGTGCCCACAGCTTCACCTGTTATTTTGATGCGGACATCAATGGACAGGCTGTCAGATCCAATGAACTGTATTATGAATTGATCTGCCTGGAAAACCTGAACAGCGACCCGATTGTCACCTGCTCCTTCCATGAAGATTCTGTGAAACAATACACTACCATTCATATCAGGTATTCCGTGTATAACCCTTCATCTATGAATGCGGATGTGACAATTTCCATGAATGGGAATACGGTGTCTTCCCAGATCGTTGGACGTGAGAAACAGGACTTCTCCATACGTATGGACAGCGTCGGGACTCACGCATTTGAAATACGGTCTGGTGAGGTTTACCGGTCCTTCGTCCTGGAGGTTGAGGAATCAGACATTCATGTGGAAGCAGAAACAGAAGCACTCTCCCTGTATCTCACCAGCCAGGGAAGAAGCAATGGGGAAGAAAACCGGAGTCAGTGGATGTACAACAATATTTCTGCACAGCTGACCGGGTTTAACTTCAAATCTGATGGATGGCAGCAGGATGCAGATGGAAACCGGGTGCTGCGCGTTGCCGGCGATGCCCGGGTAAATATCCCTTACCACATCTTTGCAGGAGACTTCCGAACATCCGGGAAAACCATTGAAATGGAGTTTGCAACCAGAACGGTTATGAATTATGATGCCGTCATCCTGAGTTGTCTATCCGGGGATCGAGGACTCTCGTTGACTTCACAGAAGGTGATGCTCAAATCAGAACAGTCGGAAATCGGCACACAATTCAAAGAAAACGAGCATGTTCGCATCTCTTTTGTCATCCAGAAGCGCACAGAAAACCGTCTGGTTTTCTGCTACATTAATGGCATCATGTCCGGTGCTGTTCAGTACCCCGTGACTGATGACTTCGCGCAGACGGAGCCAGTCGGGATCAGTATCGGCAGCAACGATTGTGCCATTGACCTGTATAATATCCGGGTTTATGACAATGACCTTACAAGATCCCAGGTGCTGGATAACTGGATTGCTGATACGCAGGATGTCAATGAAATGCTGTCAAGGTTCCAACGGAATCAGGTATATGATGCGTATGGGAATATAGTAAAGGAACAGTTGCCCGTGGATCTTCCGTATCTGATTCTAGAGGCAGCTGAACTTCCGCAGTACAAGGGTGATAAAAAAAACGTTTCCGGTTCCTATGTGGATACACTGCATCCAGAAAAGAGTTTCACCTTTACCGGTGCCCAGTTCGATGTTCAGGGAACTTCCTCACAGTATTATGAGCGGAAGAATTACAAAGGAAAATACCGGAATGGTTTTGTAATGGCAAACGGTTCAACGTCAGATGACTGGAAGATCCGGGATGATTCAATTCCCGTAAATGTGTTCTGCTATAAAGCCGATGTTGCCTCCTCAGAAGGAGCCAATAATGTGGAGTTGGCCCGTCTTTATGATATGGCATGCCCTTATAAAACCCCAGCTCAACAGCAGGACGAACGGATACGGCAGACTATCGATGGAATTCCTATCGTCATTTTCTGGCATGATACTGTTAATGATAAAACATCTTTCATGGGTAAAGCAAACTTCAACCTGGACAAGTCGACTGCTGAGAGCTTTGGTTTTAAAGAAGATGACGAATCCTGGGAAGTCAAAAACAACACGGGCAACCGTGTTCTTTTCAAATCTGCAGATTACAACGGTGATGCCTGGCTGAATGACTTCGAGGCCAGATTCCCGGACACAGATCCGCCTTATGCTGATCCGAATCAGTTACAGGAATTTGCAGAGTGGGTGGTAAGTACGGACACAGAAGCCGCTACCGGAAATGCGCTGCCGGAGCCAGTGACCTTCGGTGAGAAAGAATATACACATGATACGGCAGAATACAGACTGGCAAAGTTTAAAGCGGAAGCCGGGGATTATATGGAACTGGATTCGGCAATGTTCTACTACCTGTTCACGGAGCTTTTCCTGATGGTGGATAGCAGAGCAAAAAACATGTTCCCGTCATTTATTGGAAGTGTGGTGAGGGCATAATGGAAGAAATCTGGAAACCAATAAAGGGCTATAATGGCAGATATGAAATCAGCAGTTTAGGACGTGTGCGTAGTTACGCACAGGATAGAAAGCACGGAAAGATTAAGACAGGTAATCCTACTGTGAAAGGCTATCGCAGTATAGTCCTATATGATGGGAATGGCGGTTCAAAATGCTATCCAGTGCATAGACTTGTTGCCTGTGAATTTCTGAGGAATCCTGAGAATCTGCCCCAGGTAAATCATAAAGATGAAAATAAGGCTAATAACAGAGTTGATAATCTGGAATGGTGTGACAATGACTATAATATACACTATGGCACATCGATAGCTCGGGGAGCATTATCAAACCGCTGCTGTAAGTCAACATCTCGGCCGGTTTATTCAATTGATGAATTCGGCCGAATCGAATACTTTGATTCTATCGGTGAAGCAGAAAGACAAACAGGATGCTGGCATTCCAATATAGTAAGAGCCCTTAAGGGAAGAAGAAACCACTGCGGAAACAGGCAGTGGTTTTATTTATGATCGGAGATAGCGGATGAAGAAAAAGATTGTATTTCTCCTATATGATGCGGACACAGCTATCGGCATCTCAAACGAAGGCGCTCTGGTATTCTCCTATAATCTGGAGGATATAGATCAGACCGAAAGCGGGGCAGACGTCTTCAATGGGCAGCAATCAGTTCTTTGGAAGAACATGAGAGCTGCTTTTTTTGAGGAAATGCGGGCAATGTACCAGAATCTGCGTTCCACCGGCGCTCTATCCTACGAAAAGGTCGAGCAGATGTTTGAAGAGCATCAGGCGAAATGGCCAGAGGCTGTCTTCAACGAGGATGCATGGTTCAAGTACCTGGCTCCGCTGGTGGAAAAGGGCAACGGATCTTACCTTTCCATGCTTCAGGGCAGCAAGGCTGAGCAGAGGAAATGGTGGCTGTATAACCGGTTCAGGTATATCGACAGCAAATACAATGCCGGAGACAGTCTCAGCGATGTTATTACAGTTCGAGGTTATGCAAAGTCAGATATATCGGTCACACCATATGCCGATATTTACGCTACCATCAAGTATGGTTCCTATCTGGTTCAGACAAGGGCAGCGAGAAATCATTCCTATGTGCTGGCATGTCCGCTGGATAATGTGAATGATACTGAAATATATATTTACAGCGCCAGCCAGCTGGCTGACATTGGCGACCTGTCCGGTCTCATGGTGGGTTATGCCGATTTCTCCAAGGCCGTGCGCCTGCAGAGTCTGAAAATCGGTGATGCAGACCCACAGTATAGCAATGGAAACCTGAAGGAACTGTACCTGGGTAATAATGAATTATTACGTACGCTGGATGTACGTAACTGTCAGGGACTGACACAACCTGTAGACCTGTCCGGGTGCGTAAATATCGAGCACATATTCCTTGACGGAACATCGATCACAGGTCTCGACCTGCCAAATGGAGGTATATTAAAAACCTTGCATTTGCCTGAGACGGTGACAAACCTGTCGCTGCTAAACCAGACAGGGCTGACAGATTTCATACTGCCGGATCCGTCTAATCTTTCCACATTTCGTGTGGAGAACTGCGGTACGGCCATTGATACCAGGACGATGTTAAACTACCTGCCCGCCGGATGCCGTGTCCGCATTATTGGTTTCGATTGGACTGTAACCAGTGAAACACAGTTGACTGCGCTGAAAACTCTACTGGATTCAATGCGTGGACTCAATGAAAATGGCGGTAATGAAGATAATGCTCAGATAATGGGAACGATCCATATCGGAACAGTGACGGGTGCAGTGCTGAAGGAGTATAAAGACAATTATCCGGATATCAAGATTGCCTATACCAATATCTCCAGTAAGTGCTATTTCATGAACTATAACGGCACCAGTGTCCTGAAAACAGTCACGGTAACGAACGGCGGCAATGCCAGCTATACAGGCAGCACTCCGACAAAACCATCCTCGATATCGGAAGTCTATACCTTCGGAGGCGGCTGGTCCCTCGAGATTGACGGGGAGCCGGACCGGAACGCTCTGCGGAACATAGTGGAAGATCGATATGTTTATCCGGTGTTTACCGCAACCGTGCGAAAATATACGGTTAAGTATTATGTCGGCACAAGGGTGATCCAGACGATCAATGATGTTCCGTATGGCGGAAGCGTATATTACAGCGGCGCCACTCCAACGAATATCGTGGAATCCGATCCTTCCGATTATGAATTCACCGGTTGGGATATTCTGGCGGAGAATATTCAGGGGGACACCAATTGCTATGCTCAGTTCAGGTATATCGGCACAGTATATAAGCACATCCTTGATGGCGGGTTGAAGGGTGAATACAGAAACACATCAGTAAAGAAAATCGGTCAGTATGGTTTTGCGCGGATGAATGCGATTACAAAGGCAGAATTTACAGAGGTCGAAACGGTAGGATCATATGGGCTTGGCATTTCCAACAGCATCACAGAAGTTTCTCTTCCGAAAGCCAAAAGTCTGGAAAGCTATACCTTCAGCGGAGATAGCAAGCTGGAAAGGGTAAATCTACCGGAAGTAATCAGTATCGGGGAATATTGCTTTCAGTCCTGCAGGGCCATCACCGAGCTCAACCTTCCCAAACTGGAAACAATAGGCGCGGATGCAATGTCGTACTGTTCAAAATTGGAGAATGTCAATTTTCAAAACCTGAAAACCATCGGGCAGAGTGCTTTCCAGTATGACCAGATGCTGAAAAAGATCATTCTTCCTGAGGGCCTGACCAGAATTAGTCAGAAGGCGTTTTATTACTGTACCAAAATCCAGTACCTGCTGATTCCTTCAACGATAGTCAGAATTGATACCCAGTCATTCGAACAGAATGTTGAACTGAAAGAGGTCATCATTCTTGGAAAACCTACCGATTATTTTTCAGACTATGCCTTTAAGAACTGTACGAATCTGCTGGATATCTATGTAAACTGGAATTATGGTGAAGTCCGTTATGCTCCGTGGGGAGCAACCAATGCCGCAATCCACTATGCGAATGAAAACTGGATGGACGATATTGAGGAGATCATGGCCGGATGGGAGGTATCGTAATGGCGATTGTTGAAAAAACAGTTGATCTGATCGGTGATGAGGCACTTTGTAATATCTTTCTTTCCAGGGAAGTCCCGGAAGGATTGCCAACGGATATTTACGATGATACCGTCAAATATCTGAAGATGCAAGCTATTTATGGTATTTCCGGTATTACATCTCTTCATTTTGCAGTTATAACTTCTATTGGCAGCCAGGCAATTGAATATTGCCCGGATCTGGTAAAGGTTGAAGTACCGCTGGCGACAAGTATCGGCCAGAGCGGAATCAGAGATAATCCGCTTCTGGAAGAAGTGATTGCTCCGCTAGTAACTTCCATAGGGAGCTATGCATTCAGCGGAGATACAAAGCTGAAAGAAGCAGTGTTTCCCAGAGTAACCTCTTTGGATCAGGGAGCTTTCTATGGATGCGGTGGCGTAACAAAAGCAGAGTTCCCGAGATTGCAGACGATAGGAAACTATGCCATAAACTCCTTTGTGCTGTTGGAGCAGCTTGATCTGCCCTCCGTAAAAACCATCGGCTATGACTTTGTTAATGCAAATAGCAACGTCACAGTTGTGAATATCGGCCCAAATATTAAATCCATCAATACAAGTGCATTCAGGAAGACGTCAGACGACCTTGTGATCAATCTGGCTGTAGCTGAGGGTGTAGTCTCCGGGGCGCCATGGGGAGCAACCGGGGCAACGATCAATTATAATGTTCCGTATTCAGGGGCAGTTCCGATGCCACAAGACTAAAGGAGAAATCAAAAAATGATTCGAAAAATGCTCTATGTTGTCGGAAGAGAAGATGGCGGATACAGCATATCTCCGAAGAAACCGATGAATAGTGTGCCCTATAAGGTAAGATGGCGTCTGATCGCGGAAGCGGGCAAAGCAATTACAGATGGAGAGAACATCGTTACTGTAATCGACGTGCATCAGCGAAAAGATTGTGAAGCGTGGTCAGATTGTGATCTTTCGGAAGAACTGAAGACGGAACACACAAGCGCTAATATTCAATAACGGGTTTTATCCTTGGCTTCTGTACTTGATATGAAAAACGAAAAAGGAGTCGGCTGAATACCGGCTCCCCACTATGTTTCTCCGCTGTAACGAAAAAAGGCCCGGAGGCCTTTTCCATTCTCAGAAATCCAGGCAGGCGCAAATGCTCTGCGGGCTTCCGGAATCGACGTGCCCGTCATTCCAGATGGCCAGCCAGAGTGTGTCGCTGATGCCGGGAATTACCAGGTCATAGGTGGCAGCCCGATAGCCTTTTTCCTGGCATTCATACACAGCCGCCTCGTAAAATTCAGGGGTCAGGGATTTCAGGGTGCCATCCGGCATGCGGATCTGGGCGCCGTGGCGGGTAAGGGATTCAATGTGGTTCATCATGGGGAAGCCTCCTTTAAGGTCGGGTGGTGCACTTGTCATCTGTATACATCACTCTACCGGGGATATATAGCAACCCCATATACGGCGTATCTGCAACTATTATTCAAAAGGAATGTAACGATTGAGCCTCCAGGGAATAATCCAAAGAAGCGGCTTTGCGTGGTGTAAAGATTGTATCAGATAAAAGAAAAAAACCGGTGCCCCTCGAAAGCCACCGGTCAGCACCTCATCCAGGGCTTTACCCCGGCTCCTGTATGATATAGGAGAAAAGATGAAAAATCAAGCAGCAAACTTTACTGCACCTGGAATTCTCCTGCTCTTTTTCTTTTACGGATTTGTGTGTCAATGATATGAACTGTTTATGGACAGGTCATTTTAAAACAATTGTTTCTTACTGCTGATTTGGAAAGGGATTGAGCATCTGGAAACAGATACTTTATCTTTTCAGCCAAAACTTTTTTTACAGAAAGGGGTGTACCTTTGAACCTTAATGAAATATTTGAAAAGATGACAGCAGGCGATGCTGTCGGATGGGCTGCTCTGCTGCTTTTCCTCTTGCTCTCCCTGATTCAGATCAGCCCGCTGAAACTGAACCCCTGGGATAACCTGCTGGGTTGGTTTGGAAAGAAGCTGAACGGTGCAACGGAAAAACGGCTGGAGCATGTGGAGAAACAGATCCAGCAAATGTGGATCAATAACCATCGTTTTGCGATCCTGACCTTTGCCCGGGAGTGCAGGTCAGATATCAGTCACAGCTCGGACGAATGGACGAATGTCCTGAACGTGGCCGAGGAATATGAAAAGTATGTAACGGAACATAAAGTCACGAATGGGATCATCACACAGGATACGGCATACCTGAGGCGTTTGTATCAGGAACTGAGCCGGGAGAAGAAAATCTGATTCGTCAACTACTGGAAGATAGAAAAAGAAGCAGGAGTTGTCTGCTTCTTATAAGACCGCTGTCGGATATATGCTTCTGGATTCTTCTTAGTTTGCCGGGGTATCACGTGTCTCAGTATCCTCATGCAAACATGGTCATTCAGAGAATCTCGGACTTCTATGTAATTTCCTTAAGCTTTGGCCCAGCTTCTTTGACTGATCATTATCGGATTCGCATGGGTGGATGGCTACATGGAAAAAAGTCATGAAAGTCTTGATATGAGCTTTTTCTTTTTCCCTGGTTGGAATCATCTCTTACATTAGATTATTCGTGATTTTCAAACTATTGTTATGAAAGTGACGCTTTATTTTACTGCTACAAATGGGATTCCTTTCTCTTCTGCATATGCTTCTGCTGTCGAACCATAGTATCCATAGATTGTTAAATTGTCGCAGTTGGCAAATGCTAGTTCGTTGATACTTGTTTCAGTGTTGGAAATGATGATGCTGGTCAAACTGGTGCAATCATTAAATGCATATTCGTCAATGCAGGTGACACTTTCTGGAATTGTGACATTAGTCAGATCGGTACAACCATAGAAAGAACCATCACCAATATACGTAACACTATCGGGGATGTTGATGCTCGTCAGCTCGGCGCAATAATTGAAAGCACCGCAATTAATGCTTGTTACGCTGTTCGGGATGGTGACGCTGGTCAGGTTGGAGCAAGCCGAGAAAGCATAATCACTGATAGTTGTTACGTTGTCAGGGATTGTGACGCTGATTAAGCCAGAGCAAGAACTGAATGCTCCATTGCCAATGCTTGTTACACTGCTAGGAATAGTGATACTTGTTAGGCCGGAACAGAAAGCGAAAGCATTATCACCGATGCTTGTGACAGTGTCCGGGATAACAACGTCCGTCAGATTGGTACATGCATAGAAGGCGTAGTTTCCGATACTTGTGATGCCGGACTCGATAACTATTCTTGATGGGGAAGAGCCCCATGGGGCTGTACTGATAAAATCTATATTATCGTCCAGATCAAAGAAATAATGCTCCATGTCTCCGGTCCCGCTGATCGTGAGCAGGCCATTCTCATCCAATATACAGCTCGAGTTCGGACCGCAACTGGCTATGACAGTAACGTCAAAGCGGATGCCTGATTCCATGGCATATGATTCTGCTATGGATCCACTTTTTCCAAATAATGTCAAATTGTCGCAGCCAGTGAAAGCGTCATATCCAATATTTGTTACGCTGTCGGGGACGGAAACACTGGTCAGGCTGGTGCAGCCATAGAAAGCATAGCCACCGATAGTTGTAACACTTTTGGGGATGGAAATGCTGGTCAGGCTGGTGCAGCCATAGAAAGCATAGCCACCGATAGTTGTAACACTTTTGGGGATGGAAATGCTGGTCAGGCTGGTACAATCCAAGAAAGTACAATCGCCGATACTTGTAACGCTGTCAGGGATGGAAACGTTGGTCAAGCTGGTGCAAAAACGGAAAGCATATCCACCGATAGTTGTAACACTTTTAGGGATGGAAATGCTGGTCAAGCTTGTACAACCAGCGAAAGTAGAATCACCGATACTTGTGACGCTGTCGGGGATGAAAACGCTCGTCAGACTCTCACAACCGATGAAAGCGTACGAATCAATGCTTAAGACACTATCAGGGATTGTAACATTGGTCAAGCTGGTACATCCACTGAAAGTATCATTACTAATACTTGTAACACTTTTAGAAATGGAAATGCTGGTTAAGCTGGTACAGTCTGTGAAAGTATACGAATCAATGCATAAGACACTATCAGGGATTGTAACGTTGGTCAAGCTGGTACAATTGGTAAAAACAGAGTGGCCAATGCTAATGACAGTGTCGGGAATGGTAACACTGGTCAGGTTAGTGCAATAAGAGAAAGCATTATTGCCAATACTTGTAATACCTGGCTCCATAACGATTCTTGAAGGAACTGAGCCCCACGGGGCAAAATTAGAGTTATATCCTCCGGAAAAATCTGTCATGTTTCCAGTTCCGTGGATGGTTAGCAAGTTGTTCTCATCCAGCGTCCAGAACAAGTTCTCACCACAGGTTCCGCTATCCACAGTTTGGCCTAATGCGGCCGACAGCCTAAATGCTAATAATACGGCGCACGCGATAGTAAAAAGGATCAATTTAAAGCTTCTTTTCATGATGCTTTTTCTCTCTTCAGAAGCTACAATCGAAATATTCAAAGCGTTGGAAATGTTTGGCTGGTATGCCGTTGTACCAACAAGTAGAGACTTCTTCATGTTATTCCCTCCAAATAATTAGCTTTAGATGATATAAAGTAAATCTATGCCCCTGATATATTATCCCAAGCCTCCACCTCCAAATTTTTTAGTAATGGCCTGTTCAAAAGCGGTTGCTTTTGTGATTCCATTTATACCATGCAGGGGTCCCTTTTCTGTAATTTACATTTTTCAATGTAAGCATAGGCAATTGCCCAAATGATAATAACTCCAGGATTATTTCTGTATGGGGCACAAGAAACTTCTGGCGTAAAGCGCGGTGAAGCCGCGCATTTAATTGCTCTATAGAAAGGAATACAAATTATGAACACAGTCATTATCGAAACCATTGTAAGTATTCTTGCAAACCTTGCCATCACCCTGATCAGTGTAGCCGGTGCATGGCTCCTGAATCAGATCCGGAAAACACAGTATTTGAGTACAATTCAGACCGCTGTGGATGAACTGACGGAAGCAGCTGAGCAGACAGTATTTGAGCTCCAGCAGACGACAGTAGATCAACTGAAGGCGGCGTCTGCTGATGGAAAACTCACTCAGGGAGAAATCAGACATCTCGGGCAACTGCTTCTGAAAGGCACGCTATCCAAAATGTCAGATTCCGGGATGAATGTACTGAAAGCCGCTAATGTGGATATCAATGCCATCGTGAAGGGTGCCGGGGAAGCCCTGATTGCGAGAATCAAGTATGTCAATGAACAAAACAACGAACAGGTATATCAATAAAGTCTATGAAAACCTACAAACTCGTGAGAATAAGGAATGGAAAACTCTACCCGCTTTACGTGGAAATGAAACGTGAACTGCCAATGCATACTTTGCTGGAAGCCGGGATCGGGGAGCTGGCGGATGAGAGTCATGTGAAAAGCAGACTAGGTGCTCTCGCTTTGCGGCCCGGGTTCCACAGCACACGCGTGCCATTTACAGACTGGATTGGAAAAAGGGTGGATGGCAGACTCGTGCAACGGAGGGATACGGTATGGTGTGAATGCCGGGTTTACGGACAGAAGGAAATTGTCGGTCCTCGCGGAAAAAAGGAATTTCCGAGTGACTGGTATGAATTCAGGACTAGACCGAATCAGCCATTTCCTTGGATTATCTCCAACAATATATGGATTGAGAGGATTCTCAGCCCGACAGAAGTTTCAGACATCTGCCGGGCTTTTCATGTGGAACCGCAGCCGTTGGAATAATTGCTGCCGGGAACTGTAGAGTATTGAAAACACAAGTCATATAGGAGGCATCATCATGATTCAGCCAGAAAAACTGATTGCAAAATTCCAGCATGCCCTGTCCGAAAAATGGGGTTATATTATGAATGAAGCAGGATCCAGATGGACACAGCAGCGACAGGACGCTGATACAAGACCGGAAGTCATCCAGTACGGCCAGCGGTGGGTTGGCCATAAGGTAACGGACTGCTCCGGTCTTTTTTCGTGGGCATTTAAGCAGCTCGGCGGGTACATGTACCATGGGTCCAACACCATGTGGCGGAAATACATGACCAGCAAGGGCGAACTGAAAAATGGGAAGCGCACAGATGGAAAGGAACTATTGCCCTGTACGGCAGTGTTTAAGAATCGGGGAGACGATTACTATCATGTCGGTCTGTACATCGGCAATGGGGAAGTGATCGAGGCGAAGGGAACTGCCTACGGCGTGGTCAGGAGTAAGGTTAATACATGGCATGCCTGGGGCGAGATAAAGGGCGTAGACTACGGGAATGCTGTGATGGATGTATCTGATACCACAGGTGAAAAAGCTGGGATAGCAGTGAACCCTGCAGATAAACTGCGAAATCTCAGATATACACAGCCGTATATGCGTGGAGATGACGTGAAAATGATACAGGAAAGACTGAACGCAATTGGTTTCAACTGCGGTTCGACCGACGGGATCTTCGGTAAGAAAACGCAGTCTGGTGTCAAAGCATTTCAGGCAGCACATGGATTGATCGCTGATGGTGTTGTGGGGAAATTGACAAGGGAAGCACTAAGAAAGTGTGAGACATAAAACGCCCTGTAACAAGAAGGACTTGATTAGTCTCCTTACTGCGGCGGTCATCGGCCTTCTGCTTTTTTTCTCATTTTCTGAATTGTTCCCGTAGTACCAGGTTCTCTTACCGTTATTGGACTTGCAAAACATGTGTGAGAGACAATATGTTCATATATGTGTATTGTGCGCAAGAAATCCATTTATCCGATAAGCGAAAAACCATAATCACAGGTCCTTAGAGTAAAACCATATAATGACATCGTAACAAGGAAGCCTGCTGTATCGAATGAAAGAGAGGATAGACTTATATGGAACATGAAGATTCAGGTAAAGATCAATTGGTAAATAACGAAAAGGTACATCTGATGGAAACTTGCGGCAGAAGTCGGGAGAAGTTCCCATTTGACAAATCAGATTTATGAAAATCTATGTAGTAATAGATTGCTTGTCCGACGAAATCGAGGAAAACCTGGGTCAGACTTGATCCATACGAAAACAGGAGGAGAATTATGGGAAAGCATGAAGTGTTGAAAATAGTGGCGCTGATTCTGATCACGACTATGCTGCCGCTATCCTTTGCGTCAGCCGAGGAGACGAAAGACGCAGATTACAGCCGTAGCTCAATGCAGTGCATCAACATCGTTCAGTCCCACGTAATGGTTCACAAGAGCAAGCAACCGGTGAACGTAACCGTGGAAATCGTTGGCCGTGACGCGCCATATAGTATCGTATACAAGTTGGTTTACGATGGTGCTCATCAGGAGAATAACACGATCAGTGACAAAATCGCGAAAGTACACAGCGGCCAGAGACGAACTGAGATCCGCGAATATGAGGATCCGGAAACGCCATTCATGTCGGTCAACTGGATGTATGCCCCTACGGAAATCACACAGTTCAGCTTCACGCCACTGCAGAAGGGCCACTATTTTGTAAGCGCGATTGTGACGGACGCAAACGGCCTGATGTACTGGGCGGATACCACACTGATCCTGTCGTATGATGACGAGGATATGTCCAACAGCAACAGCGAGTACAACACGGCACTGCGCGTGATGGATGAAACCGTAAAAGATGGTATGAAAAGTCGAGAAGTTGCCACCGCGATTCATGATTGGATCATTAAACACATGAAGTACGGTGATCGTCTGGGACTGGAGATAATCCAGGACTCCATGCAAGGGGTATGCGCTAATTATTCCTATGTATATGAGTTTCTCTGCAGCCTTGCCGGACTCAAATGCCGTTATTTCAGAAGCGCGACCATGGAGCACGCATGGGACATCGTATGGATCGACGGACAATGGCTCCATGTGGACTGCACCTGGGATGATCTTGGCACTATAGCTAGCAGTAATTATTTGCTCAAGACAAGCAAAGAAATGGCGCGGGATCACACCTGGACCAATTATCCTGACAGTATGCTGGCACCGTTTCCGGGTTATGGAGAACATTGAAATCTCTCATAATGTATCAAATGAAATGCATATTTCAATAAGAAAGCAAATCTGCCCTGGAGTGCCTGGCCTGTAACGGCTGTCATAGAGAAGTGATAGCGAATATGGTTGCTATGCTGTGAAAAGAGATCCACTTTTCCTACACAAAAAAACATAGTGTTACCTCGAATGTATAATAGAACCACCGTTTCAGATCATCCGCAGCAGTTCGAAACTGCTGCTTTTTTTATCTCCGCTAAAATTGGAAAAACCCTTTAACACCGGGCCTTTTGCCCTCTAGTGGACTTGATAAGACGGCCGTTAGAGGTAATATGCCCATACCCTCAACGACCGTAGTTGTGCGTTGGGTCATTACAACGAAAGAGGTGACAGCGATGGAAGTAAAGCGCGTAAATTCCGGATTTCAGAATTGGAGCAGTCATGCCGTATCTACAGAAGCCCGTGCACGATTCATGGAAAAACGTGGTGGGGCGGGACCGGTTCCGGCAAAGGACAGACCGCGGTATTCCCATGTTCCGGAGAAACCACAGTTGAAAGAAGAACCATTTTGCCAGCCGGTGCTGATTGAAACGGAGAACATGGAAACCCGGCTCAGGGTTGCTGCATACTGCCGTGTTTCCACCCTCATGGATAATCAGGAGACATCTATCGATTCCCAGCAGATGCATTACGATTCTCTGATCCGCTCACATGATGATTGGGAACCGGCTGGAATCTATCTTGAAGCCGGTGTCAGCGGAACGAAGGCGGAGAACCGGCCGGAACTGCAGCGCCTTCTGGAAGACTGCAGGCAGGGGAAAGTGGACCTGATCCTGACAAAATCCATCTCCCGGTTTGCGCGGAATACAACGGACTGCATTCAGATGGTGCGCACCCTCACCGGTCTCGGCGTGGATATCCTCTTCGAGAAGGAAAACATCCATACCGGAACCATGGGCTCAGAATTCCTGCTCACCATGCTGGCCTGCCTGGCAGCGGATGAGAGCAAGAGCATTTCCGATAATATGAAATGGGGAATTCGGAAACGCTTCTCGGATGGCACATACCGAATGGGGTCAGAACCTTATGGATACATGTGGCTGAAAGATCAACTCGTCATTTTTGAGGATGAGGCAGAAGTGGTCCGGCGGATCTTTCATCTCGCCCTGTCCGGGAACGGTATGTCCACCATCGCGAAAATTCTGAATAGCGATCATATTCCGAGCCCGACCGGTGTTGAATGGACACAGCCCACCATTCGCAGGATGCTTTCAAATCCTGTCTACAAAGGCGACTTGATGTATCAGAAGACATATACCGATGACAAATATGTGCAGAGAGAAAATCAGGGTGAACTGGATCAGTATTATGTAACCGACCATCATGAGGGAATTGTGTCAAAAGGGGATTTTGACCTGACCCAGGCCGCTATCCGGCTGCGTGCAGAAGAAACTGGACATAAGGCAGATAAAAAGCATTCAGCACAGCATGCCTTCTCCAGTCTTCTTATCTGTGCTGAATGCGGATCGGTGATGCACCGACACTACTGGAAGGGCAAAAATCCGACATGGATCTGTTATGCGCATACAAAAAGGCCGGATCAATGCAGTATGAAGCCGCAATCCGAAGAAGAACTGAAGATAGGTGTCATTTACTGTCTGAATAAACTGGCCTGGTCACAGAGACAACGGGACCAAGAAAGAAAAATTCTGGATGCTTATGAACAGATTCAGAAGCGTAGGGGAAGCAGATCGGTAAAAGACCAACTGGAGGATATTAACCGGGAGATCGAAATTAACAAGCAGAAGCTGAAAAAAGTCACGGCATTGCTGGCCCATGAATCCAATGGAAGACAGTATCAGAATGAGATGGCCAGACTCACCCAGGAAGCCCAGCAACTGCGTCTTCAGAGGAATACACTGATTCCACAACTGAGCTCTGACAGACAGCTTCCGGAGATGAAGGATTTTGTAAATCACTGGGAGATCACGGGGGACATCAACGCTTTTCCGGATAAAGAGTTTTCAAACCTGGTGGAAAAATGCGAAATCCTGACTGGGAAAAGTATGGTGATTCACTTCAATTGTGGGCTGATTGTCACAGAACGTCTTGGGGAGGGGGTGGATCAGCAGGTGAGTGCGGATCATCCGGGAAGTACAGATCAGCCTGCGGAATACTCTGACAAGCCAGCTGACATCCCGGATTCCTGCCAGAAGGCGATAGAGCATTTTAACGAGGCCATTGAATGCGTTTTGAGCGAAATGCAGGAGGATGTAGGATGAGTGACGATTTCAGGAACCGGGTTCCTTACGGATATCGGATGGAAAATGGGAAAATTGTCATCCATCCCGAAGAAGCAGAGCGGCTGAAAACATTCTTTGATGCCTATCTCTCCGGCGCAACAATGCACGATGCAGGCAAAATGGCCGGACTGACCTGTTCCACCGATTCTTATCCGAATCTTATTGAACGGACGATCTATGTGGGGAACAATCACTATCCTGCCATTATTTCTGAGGAGTATCATCGCAGACTGATAGAGGAACGGGAAAAACGGACAATGCGAAAGCCGAGGAAGCAGGTACTTCCGCCTCAGAAAATCCGGATACAGACAGAATTCCTCTTTCCGGGTGAGGAGGGTGGTGTACCGACGGAGATGCACTCGGCAGGTGTACCGGAAATAGCAGGATTTTTACACAAATCCTTTCCTGATTTTCAGAAGGCAACTGACGCGAACGCCTACTGTGGGCAGCTGTATTCCATGATTCAGAAAGTAGATAACAATGGGTGATGTGGGGAACGATTGTTGATATGAGGAGAACACTGACCCGATGCGAAACACATAACAGCAGCAAATGAGTCTGCTCTATAGGGAGGAAATAACATGGCAGTACAGGTCATCAGAGCGACAAGAACCAGGAAACAGATGGAACCAGTAGCCGACAATCAGTCATTGACCCGTGTGGCGGCGTACTGCCGCGTTTCCACGGACAGTGAAGAACAGGAAAGCAGCTATGAGGCACAATGCCAGCATTTTACCAGCCTGATTGCAGAACGACCGGACTGGATCCTGGCTGACATCTATGCTGATGAAGGCATTTCAGGCACCAGCCGAAAGAAGCGCGAATCATTCAACCGGATGATGAAGGACTGCGAAGACGGAAAAATCGACATGGTGATCACCAAGTCCATCAGCCGCTGGGCCAGAAATACAGTCGACAGTCTGCAGAGTATCCGCACATTAAAAGACTTGGGCATCCCCGTTTTTTTCGAGAAGGAAAATATCAACACAATGGACAGCCGGGGTGAGGTCCTGATCACGATCATGTCTTCCATCGCCCAGCAGGAATCGGACAGTATCTCCAAAAATGTTCGAATGGGTCTGCAGTATCAGATGCAGCAGGGTGTCGGACACATGAATATCACCTGGTTTCTCGGCTACACCCGGGAACGGAAGGACGGCCCTCTGGTGATCGTTCCGGAAGAGGCAGATGTGATACGGAGAATCTACCGTGATTTTCTCAACGGATTCAGCCCGTATATGATCGCTGCACAGTTGGAAAAGGAAGGCGTAAAGGCTCCCAGCGGAAAAAAGACCTGGTATCATTCCACGGTGATGAATATACTGAAGAATGAAAAGTACTGTGGCGACCTGTTGATGCAGAAGTACTATGTGGAGGATTTTCTCACACACAAGCTGGTGAAAAACAATGGTCAGATGCCGCAGTATTATGTGGAAAACGCACATGAGCCGATCGTTCCCAAGGAAGTATTTTATCAGGTCCAGGGGGAGATTGAGCGCAGAAGTGTGGTTAAGACGGATCCTTCCAGACTGCGGTTCGGTTCCACTACGGCCCTGCACGGCCGGCTGATCTGCGGAAAATGCGGACGCATTCTGAAACAGTACACAAATCCGGATCCGAAGCTGACTGACTGGCGCTGCAGGACCCGGGCTTATAACAAAAAAAGCATCACGAATGAGCTGCGGGGAAATTGTCCCTGCAGGAATGCGCCTGACAGGGAGATCAAGACAGCAATTGTGGCTGCAATGAACCAGGTTCCCGGTAAACGGGATGATCTGATCCGGATGCAGGGCGCCATGCGGAACGGAGTCATGAAACAGATCGCAGAATCCCTGAAGGCACTCGAGAAGCAGAAAGAGCGTATTGAGAAACGAATGGAAGCACTGAAGGATTTGGAAGGGAGCACCGGTGAAACTGAGTTCCTGCACAGGGAAATGCTGGAATTGGAAGACACACACACGGAGCTTGTATTCAAACGAGCAGGGGCTGCCAATACGGAATTTCAGATCCGTCAACTGCTTGAGCTGATCGATGTCATGGCTGGGAACAATATGAAGACTGTGGGAAATGAAAATGAACAGGCAGAAGTTAGCACTCATGGT